ATATAACCCTAGATGCTGATGGTGGAGATGTAAAAATAAGTGACGGTGGAACACATGTTGGCTCATTAAGAAACGTTGGCTCTGATTTTGTTATTCAATCAATTATATCAGATCAGAATATTATATTTAAAGGGAACGATGGTGGCTCTGAAATAAACGCACTATCTTTTGATATGTCTGAGAATGGTGTAGCTAATTTTGCAGCAGGGGCTTCTTTTGAAGGTGATATAAGTATTACTGCGGCTACTAACGCAAAACTTACAATTAATGATAATGTGGGTGAGGTAGGTTCTGGAAACTTAGCTTTTCAAGCACAAAATACTTCAGGGTCATCTTTGAAGCCGATGGGCTTTAGGGCTGAAGATATAAGGTTTGCAACTGGTTCTGCAGAACGTGTTAGGATAAATGATTCAGGACTTACTGTGGGTGAAATTACCATTAATGCTGATACCATTACAGCAACAGATGATTTCATAATAGATGTTGCTTCTGATATTAAGCTTGATGCAAACGGTGGTCATATAAACTTTTTTGATAATGGTACGCCAATTCTATCTTTTCAAAATAGTAGTACAGATGCTGTAATTTGGTCAAGAGCCAGTGATAGAGACATGATCTTTAAGGGTAACGATGGTGGTTCGGTAATAACTGGCCTTACCTTAGACTTTTCAGATGCAGGTACTGCTATCTTTAACCATGACATAAAATTAGCTGATAATAATAAAGCCATATTTGGAGCATCATCAGATTTACAGATTTACCATGATACAACATACAACCATAGTATTATTGAAGAAACTGGGTCAGGAAATTTAACACTTAAAGGTGATAATTTATTTTTAACCCGACAAGGTTCTGGCGATAACTACTTAGGAGCAGTTGCGGATGGTGCAGTAACTCTTTATTATGATGGCACATCCAAACTCGCCACCACCGCAAATGGAATTAACGTAGCAGGTGATGTAGTTGTTACTAATGATATTTATGTTGCCGATCAGATTATACATGAGGGTGATACCGATACTTATTTTGCGTTTGATACAAATGAAATAAACATTTATTCTGGTGGCACACATCATGCAAGATTTAATACGAATGACTTTATTACTTACAGTGCTTTGAAAGAAGATTATGATGCTCTATCAGGAACATCACCAACAATAGATGTAGACGCAGGTGGTGGTTTTAGCCTTACAACAAGTGGCAACACAACTTTTACTTTTAGTTCATGTACATCAGGAGTTGCCGTAGGTTTTGTTTTACAGGTGACAGCAGGGGGTTCTCACAGTCTCACATGGCCTGGTACTGTAGATTGGGCAGGAGGAAGTGCACCAGATGCCCCTGCGAGTGGAGAAAGCAATCTGTATGTATTCTACACAAGAGATGGCGGTAGTAATTGGATAGGCGTACTGTCGGCTGCTGCATACGGATAAGGAATAGCTAATGTCTTTTGGACAAAATACTTTTTCTGCAGTAGCTTTTGGTGAAAGCTCACAACAAGAAGATGCAACATTTGCACTTACTGGTGTAGTAGGCACAGGTGCTATAACTGCAGCAGAAGGTAAGGCAGGTGCTAGTGTAACTCTTACAGGTGTATCTGCTACAGGTACAATAGGCACACCCACTGAGCAAGGTAGAGTAACACATGGTGTTACAGGTGTATCAGGTACTGCTTCATTAGGTACTATTGCAATTACTGGTGGTGCAGGTACTGTTATATCAGTAACAGGTGTAGTAGGTACAGGCGCAGTCAACGGCATTACATTTGGTGGTGATGCAAACGTAGCATTAACAGGTGTATCAGCTACTTGTATTACAGATGACCCTTCTGTTAACGGAGATGAAATTACATCGTCTTCAGATGCTAATGTAGCAATAACAGGTGTATCAGGTACAACTGCAATAACTGCAGCAGTAGGCAAAGCAGGTTCAACTAATATACCTACTGGACAAGAAGCAACAGGCTCTATTGGTTCTGTAACTATTGTAGCTAAATGTGTGTTATCACTCACAGGTGTTGCAGGTACAACTTCACTAGGAACTGCTACCCAAGACTGCCAAGCTGTAGTTGTGCCAACAGGAGTTCAAGGAACATTTACTATAGGTAATGAAACTATCAATGCTGTACAGTTTGACTACGAGTCAATAAAAGAAAACTATAGTAGAGCACGTACAGTTTATCTGTCATCACATTCTTCAAATTCAAACACGTCATATGTACGTGCAGCATAATAGGAATATATAATGTCATTAAAATGGCCTAACAAAGACCCTGATGAAATACTAGACTACAGCATAGACTGGTCACGTTTTATTGGCTCTGCAACTTTAAGCACTGCAGCTTGGAGTGTAGACAATGCAGATGGAGTTAAGACTACACTTGTTGCAAGTGGTCCTATAGTACATGGTATACAGCTTGTATCTTCAACACTTACAAACACAGTAGTTACTGCACGAGTAAGTTTAGGTACAGATAACGTAAGATATAAATTTTATTGTACTGTAACTACATCTGATGGCTTGACATTTGAACGTACAGTATTATTACGTGTGAGGGAAAAGTAATGGCATACAATTTTTTAAGTCTTGTCAATGAGGTTAATCGTAGACTAAACGAAGTAGAGCTTACTAGTTCTAATTTTGCAACAGCAACAGGTTACTACAATACAGCTAAAGATTCAGTTAATAGTGCTATAAGGCACATCAATCACGAAGAGTTTGGTTGGCCTTGGAATCACGTAGAGGAAGAAGATATACTAACTGCAGGTGTTACACGGTATGGTTATCCTTACGATGCTAAGTCAATTAATATGGATAGCTTTAGAATGAAACGTAATAGTGACTTAAATATCTCAACTACTAAATTACAGAGCATGACATATCAAGAATATCTTGACAAGCATTCTGACTATGAGTATAATAGTGATACAGGTATACGTGCTAAACCAAGATTTGTAAGTAGAGCACCTAGTCAAGAATTTATAATATTTCCTACACCTGATAAAGCATATGAGTTAGTTTATGAATACTATCGTAATCCTGTAGATTTAGAATTACAAGATGATGTACCTACAGTACCATCAGATTTTAAACATGTAGTCACTGATGGTGCTATGTTTTATGCGTATCAGTTTAGAGGTGACAATCAATCTGCACAACTATCTCAACAAAAGTTTGAACAGGGTATAAAGTTTATGCGTAGTATATACATAAACACTTACGATTATGTACGTTCTACAGTAAAGTATAGTAACCCTAGTACATTTGGTTTATTGAAAGTATAACAGTATGACTACAGCATGGTCTACATTCCCTGTGCAGTTTACAGGTGGTTTGGTTACAAACATAAGTCCTTTGCAACAAGGTATTAATGCTGTAGGTTCTGCCTTTATACTACAAAACTTTGAACCTTCACTTGACGGTGGCTATCGTAAAGTAGCAGGGTATAGTAAACTAGATGATGCTCAGTTAAGTGGTAGTGGTGTAGTACAGGCATTAGCTGTAGTTGAGAATGAAGACGAAGAAAGGTTTATTGCTGCACGTAGTGGTATATACTATTTAATAAATACTACAGATACAAATCCTGCGTGGTCATCTAAAGCTACAGCAAGTAGTACAGGGTTTACTCGTTCTAGGCATGTAAGCTATAACTTTAACAATGCACTTAAAATAGTATTTGTTGACGGTACAAACTATCCTGTTTATTACACAGATAGTAATCAAACAATGGCTTATATAACAGGTAGTGGTACTGGTCAGTCTGCAGTAAATGGTGCAAGTACCGTAGAGTTATTTAAAAGTACATTGTTTTTTGGTAAAGGTACAGAGTTAGTATTTACTGCACCTTATTCGGATACAGACTTTGATCCTGCAAATGGTGCAGGTAGTATTGGTCTTAACTCTGAGATAACAGGTCTAAAAGTTTATCGTGATGCATTAATTGTATTTTGCCGTGATAAAATTATGAGACTGACAGGATCAAGTTCTGCTGATTTTACACTCAGTGCAATTACAGAAGACCTTGGTTGTTTAAGTGCAGATACTATACAGGAAGTAGGTTCTGATGTTATGTTTCTTGGTCCTGATGGACTACGTACATTAAGTTCTACAGAACGTATCGGTGACTTTGGAATTGATGTTGCATCTAAAAATATAAGACCTACAGTAACTGAATTACAAACTTTCTCACAGAGTTTTTCAAGTACTGTAATAAGAGGTAAAGCTCAGTATAGATTATTTAGTTATGTAAGTGGTGAAACTGTAGATGTAGCTAAAGGTGTATTAGGAACAAAGTTTATTGATCAGGGTGGTACAGGTTTTCAGTGGGGTGAATTAAAAGGGTACAAATGCTATATAGCAGACTCTCAGTACATTGGAGATAATGAGTTTATAATATTTGCAAATACCGATGGTTATATTTATAGAATGGAAAGTGGTACATCAAGAGATAGTAGTAATATAAATGCAATATATGAATCTCCATTTATGCCGATTACAGACCCACAAAAAAGAAAAACATTTTATAAATTAGATTTATACATAAAACCATTTGGTGCAGTTAATGTTGTTGCAGGTGTAAGATACAACCAAAATGACAGAGATAAAATACAACCTGCTACATTTACATTATCTGCCAGTGCAGGTGGTGGTGGTTTTTATGGGAACAGTACAGCTATATTTAATACGACAACATATGGAGAACCAAGAACACAATCATTCAATAATAATATTGTGGGTTCAGGTAATACGGTAGCATTACGAATAGAAGATAATAGTTCAGGTCATACCCACGATGGTACTACATCTGAAGGTGCTGCTATTGAGGTAATCGGTCCTAGTCAAGACATAGTTGCTACAGCTTCACTACTGCGTCCTAAAACAAACAATGCTGTTGATCTTGGTACTACAAGTTTAAAGTATAAAGATTTACATATGGCAGGTACTGCAGCCATAGCTACCAATGCTACAGTAGGTGGAACACTAGGCGTA